AAATGATACAGGATAGCCCGGTATTATCTAAGATTATCCCACCGTCCCGCGAGAAAGACGGGGGTAATACTCTATTGTGTAAGGAATACCGGGGCGGCGTTACGATCCTAACCGGTGCTAACAGCGCGTCAAGTTTGCGAATGATGCCAATACGTAATTTAGCGTTGGACGAGGTAGATAGTTACCCGTTAGACCTAGAGGGCGAAGGCGATCCGATAGCATTGGCCGTTAAACGTACCACCACATTTGGCCGTAGGCGTAAGATATTTATTTTATCATCGCCAACAGAAAAGGAAAATTCCAGAATTGAACGCGAGTTTTTAGAATCCGACCAAAGAAAATATAACCTACCGTGTCCCCATTGTGATTACATGCAACATTTACGATGGGCCAATATCAAATTTGAAAAGAACGAAAAATACGAACTACTTTCCGAGGTAACGTATATTTGTGATTCGTGCGGGTGCCACATAGAGGAAAGACATAAAACTAAGATGTTGGCCGCCGGGCGATGGATCGCAGAAAATGAAGAGTCCGGGAAGTGTCCGGGGTTTCACATTAACGCGTTATATTCCCCGTTGGGTTGGTTATCGTGGGAGGATATAGTATTAGAGTTTTTGAAGTTTGAAAAGCTGAAGGACGAACCATTACAAAAAACGTTTACCAATACCGTATTAGCGGAGACATGGGAGAGTAAGGGGGCAAGCCTTGAATATAGTTACCTATATAATCGCCGGGAACCAGACCAACCGGGGTTACACCCCAACGTTGTAATGTTAACGTGTGCGGCAGACATACAGGACGATAGGATAGAATGTAAAGTAGTTGGGTGGCGACCCGGCGAAGAGTGCGACATAATAGAAACCAAATATTTAATGGGAAGCCCGGCGGAATTACTCGTATGGGATAACCTACGGGAATACATGGGTAAAACGTTTACACATAACAACGGTCAAATGCGGATCGTGGCCACGGCCATAGATACCGGGGGCCATTATACAAGCCAAACTTACGAGTTTGTAAAGGCAAGTGATCCAATGTCCGTGTTTGCTATTAAAGGTTCATCCGTTCCCGGTTCCCCGATTAGCGGCAAACCTAGTATACAAAAAAACGGCGTTCCCTTATACCTTATTGGTACGGATACCGTTAAAAATCTACTATTTAGCCGTCTATTAATCGAGGATGCCGGGCCGGGTTATGTCCATTTCCCTATGAAATTGGACGAAGAATATTTTAAACAGCTAACGGCAGAGAAGAGAAAAGCGAAATTCCACCGGGGTTTCAAAAAATATGAGTGGATCAAGACCCGGAAGCGTAACGAAGCGTTAGACTTGATGGTATATAACATCGCCGCGCTAAATATAATTGCGTTTGTGGTTTATCCGAACTTGACAATTTATCAAATGTTAGATAACTTACGCGTTAATAACGTAAAGCCTTTACACGTATCGGTTAAAAAAAGGCGTAGAAAACGCCAATTAACGAAAGGGGAGCGAATCGAGTGAGTACAGCCACGGTATTACTAGCGGCATACGAAGCGGCCATAACCGCCGTGTTATCCGCCCAATCATACACAATTAACAACCGATCCGTTACTATGGCAGACCTAAAGGATTTAGAAACGGGCCGGGATAAATATAAAGCTGAAGTTGCTACAGAGGCGCGCGGTGGTATGAAGGCCGGGGCGTTTACTTGTGTGGACAATTAATATTAATTAGTGGGGGTGGTTATGAGCAATAACAAAGCGTCTTTTAATTTAGCGGTGGAAGTTAAATTACATTGTTTGGCTATGATGTGTGTAAACAATATCCAAAAAACTTGTAATCTAAAAGGGGTGGCAATAGATGAATCCGGGAAGTGTGCCGGGTTAGTTATGTTTAAGCCGACAAAGAAAAAAAAGGATGATACCGAATAATGGAAAAATCTAAGGTAGTTAAATTTGATGACCTTCCGCCCTTTGCACAAAAGCAAAGAGTTACCAAAGGTGGAAAATTTACCGCGCGTTCTGGTACGTACTTTGGTGGATCGAGTACCCGCCGTGGTGTAACCGGGTGGAAACCCCCACAGGGTGACGCGGACGCGGACACGCTAACAGACAGGCAGGGAATTATAAACCGTTCGCGCGACTTGATACGTAACGCGCCAATTGCTACCGGGGCCATAAACACTAACACGCTACACGTTGTGGGTTCCGGGTTGACGATGCAATCCAGATTAAACCGCCACGTACTACAGATTAGCGAAAAGGACGCACAACAAAAACAAAATATAATTGAATCCGAATGGAGACTATGGAGTAATAGCCTTGATTGTAGTTATAACCGTAAAGGTAATTTTAACGATAATGTTAATTTGGTATTACGTGGGGCGTTGGAGTCCGGGGACATTTTCGCCCTATTACCTTTTGAAATGCGGAATACAGGCCCGTACGGATTAAAAATACAGTTGGTTGAAAGTGATAGAGTATGTAACAAAGACGGTTTAAAGAATACAAAAAATTTGGCCGGTGGTGTTCATCTAAACGACAAGGGCCAACCGGTAGCGTATGACATTAGAACCACAAACCCCGGTACAGAAAAGGGTTTTGAAAGAAAATGGAAAATGGTACAGGCGTTTAGCCAAACCGGACGGCGTAGGGTGTTACATATTTACGAACAGTTACGCCCGGATCAAACGCGCGGTATGCCATATTTGGCCCCAATAATCGAGATAGTTAAACAGTTATCCAAATACACTAACGCGGAGATAGCCGCCGCCGTTGTTAATTCATATTTTACGGTGTTCTTAAAGAGCCCGGACGGTGACACGGAGTTAAGCCCGTACGCGATGACGGAAGAAACCAACGCAAGTACAGACGACCAAGATTATAAATTAGGCATGGGGGCCTTTATTACTCTAAGTGAAAATGAGTCCGTGGAGTTTGCAGACCCTAAAAGACCAAACAATAATTTTGATGGTTTCATGCAATCAATGTTAAGGCAGATTGGCGCGGCCCTATCTATACCGTACGAATTATTAAATTATCAATTTTCGTCTAGTTATTCCGCGTCCCGTTCCGCCATGTTGTTAGCGTGGAAGATGTTTAAAACCCGGCGTACATGGTTAGAAAATCATTTTTGTAATTTGGTATACGCGGCATGGTTTGAGGAAGCCGTATTACGTGGAAGAGTGGACGCGCCCGGATTTATGGAAGACTTTGCAATACGCGCGGCATATCTTGAAAATAAATGGGTTGGCCCGGCACCGGGACAGATAGACCCAACGAAGGAAACCACGGCGGCCCTTGATAGAATAGGTGGTAGATTATCCACCATCGCGGAAGAGTCCGCAGTTATTGGCGGAGACTTTGACAGGAATATAGAACAAATAGCATACGAGGAAAATACAATGGACGCGTTAAACGTCAAGCATATTGGATTGGGAGCCCGTGGGAGTACCGGCGCGTTAATTGCAAACGCGGAAGCAAGCGCAAAGCCAAGCGAACCGGCCCCGGAAGGTGGTAGCGAATCCGATAGCGATGACGAAGACGAAAACAATAAAAGTACGGGAGATAAATAAAAATGATAACTAATAATTTGCTTTCGCCCCTTTGGGCCATACTTCCAAATTATGCGAACAGGATTTACGGCGCACACGAACGCCAAATAGAATTTTACGCGAAGAGAAACCCGGAAGAAATGAAGGGCGATTTTAATTGTAATATAGATATTAATGACCAAACCACCGTCCCGGAAACCTTTACCGTTAATGAGGGTGTGGGAGTCCTTCCGGTTATGGGTATGGTTATTCCAAAGAGTGATTTTTTTACTATATTCTTTGGTGGATTTGCCGCGTTAGATGTATTGGAGAGAGATTTCCGTATATTAATGGGGCGCGAAGATGTCCACACAATAGTTATGGACATTGATAGCCCCGGCGGTAACGCGTTCGGCGTTGAACAGTTTGCCAATTTAGTTTTTAATTCGCGCGAAAAGAAACATATTATTTCCGTAACGTCCGGGATGATGGCAAGCGCGGCCATGTGGATAGGTGCGGCGGCCCACAAAACGTTTATTACCGGGGAAGTAACGGTAACGGGTTCCATTGGTACGGTAACAACCCATACCGATATATCCGAACTTAATAGAATGATGGGTATTACCCAAACAGAAATAGCCGCCGGGAAATTTAAACGGGTACCTTCAGCGTTAGCCCCGTTGGATAATGAGGGCCGGGAGGTATTACAAAACCAAGTTGATACAGTTAACGCGGCGTTTGTTGGTGATATAGCAAAATTTAAGAACGTCAGGCCGTCCGCCGTTAAGAAAATGGCAGAGGGTAAAACGTTTATTGGATCGCAAGCCATTAAAATTGGTTTGATAGACGGCCTTTTAACTATGGGCCAGTTATTCGACAGTATAAATAACAAAAGCATAGATAATTTTAATTCTTTTAATGGAGGGCAAAAAATGACGTTGATAGAACAGATAGCGAATATGAAGACGGAAAACGTAGACCTTTATAATGCTATGATTGAAAAAGGCAAGTTAGAGGCCAAAGCGGATTTTGACGCGGCATTACCAGACGTTAAGGCCGTTGAACATGCCAAAGGTATTGAGGCCGGGAAGGTTACGGGCCGGGACGAAGGCATATTAGCAGAGCGCGCAAGGATCGCCAGTTTAACCGAGTTGGAAAACGCGGGTAACAAAGAGCTAATAGCCAAGTACATTGAAGACGGCAAGACCACGGCCCCGGAAGCGGCGGTAGAAATTTTGAAGGTTCAAAATAAATCTAACGTGACCAAATTGGAAAATTTGGAAAGTGGTTCCCCGGATGCTATTGACGTGGACGCAAGCGCGGAAGGTGTAGTAGAAACAGACGAAGAAAAGAAGGGCCTTAAACAGTTGGTTAAAGAATATCAGGCCGCCGAAAAATGTACAAAAGGGGAAGCAATTATAGCGTGTTCCAAGAAATACCCGAACGCTAAAAATGATTTTTCCGAAGTTGTAACAAAAGCAAAGTATTAAACAGTAAATGACCGCGAAGAATTGACAGGTAAAATATAAATTATTAGTTTCTAAAATTTTAGAGTTAAAGGGAGGTTGGTAGAAAATGGGAAAAATAACAAACCCAATAACGTGTATTGCCGATGTAGAGTTGGCGCAAAAGTTAAGGGTAGCGATTGTAACCGGTACCGTTACAAGTCCGCCGGAAGTAGGTATAGCGGGCGTGGGCGATCCGGGAATAGGCATTAACGAAGTGTTAACCGCCATTACTAAACTTTGTTCCGTTGAACCGTTGAACAAAACCGGAACATTGGAAATGGTTGCTAATGGAGTTATCGCGGAAGGTGCGGACGTATACCCCGCCGCCGCCGGTAAGTGTTCAGCTACCGCCGCCGGTGGTGCATTAGGTAAGGCGATGGAAGCCGCAACCGCAGACGGTGACATAATCGAGGTATTGGTATATCCAAACCCAATACAGATTACAGGAACCGCCGGTACTACTTCAATCGCCACAACCGGCGCGACTTCTGAATATATGATAGCCCCAAAAAGTGGTACTTTGGTGGGTATTGATTTTTCAAGTTTAGCCGCATTGGCCGCGAGTGACACAAATTATATTACGTTTAGCGTAGTTAATTTGGGACAAGGTGGCGCGGGTTCAACCGCTATGTTAGCCGTGGACGATTTGAATACCACGAAAGCTACGGGCGGTGTTGCATTGACAGCGAACGCGAAACGTCAAATGACGTTACACGGAACCGCCGCCAATCTTGTAGTGGTTGAAGGTGATCGCCTTCAGATTATCGCAACCGCAACGGGTACCCTAGCCGGTGCCGTTACAAGACCGTCTTATAGCGTTAAAATTAACTAACGTTAATTAATTTACCAAGCAGGGAGAGGGGGCGGAAGATTTCCCCCCACGGAGTCTATCAAACCCTTTCCCGGCCCCGGTTCAAGAGTGAAAATTATTTTTTTTATAAACTTTAAGGAGGTTTGAGAAAATGCCAAGTCCTGAAACTACGGCCATTGTTAGGAATGATTTGGGTACCATCGCGTGGGAATATGCTATGGAAGCGTCAAGGCGCGGATTTGTAGGGGGTAAAATATTTCCTACATTTGAGACACCCAAAAAGGAAGGGGAATACCCGGTAATTACCGTGGAAAGTTTCCTAAAACCACAGGCGACAAGACGCGCGCCACGATCCGCGTACAATAGAAGTGATTACACGTTTAAGAAACAAAGTTATTCGTGTGAGGAAGACGGTTTCGAGGAATTACTAGACGATTCCGAACGTACCCTTTATGGGGACGCGCAGATAGACGCGGAATCCATTGCCGTTATGCGCGCTATGGATGTTATTTTGAGAAAACAGGAACAAAGGCAGATAGCAAAGGCCCTTGATACTGGATCAATCGGAAACGCGGCGGCGGCGGTATTGTGGAGTACGGCGGCAAGTGCCACCCCACGTATTGACGTGTTAGCGGCCAAAGAGGCCATGCGTTCTAACTTTGGTGTTAAACCTAACATCATGGTTATATCAGACGCAAGTAAAAACGATTTGTTACTAACCGCCGAAATTACGGACGCGTTGAAGTACACCAATCCAATTGAGTTGGGCGGAGAGGAAGCGCAGTTACGTATTTTAGCGTCATACTTTGGAGTTGACGAAGTGTTAGTAGCAGACGCGCAGACAGACAGCGCGAAAAAAGGGCAATCTAAATCTTTAGCTGATTTTTGGACAAACACCATAGCGGGTTTGTACAAAGTTTCATCTAGCAGGGATTTAAAAGACCCATCGTTTGGCCGTACTATGTTATGGACGGGAGATAGCCCGGAAATTATCGTAACAGAACAGTACCGCGCAGAGTCCAACAGATCGGACGTTTTCAGAGCAAGACAGAACACAGACGAAGTATTTACTTTCGTAGGTGCCGGACGATTGATTACCGGTGTAGCGTAAACCGGAATTAAAGTCTAATAACATTCGAGTGGTTAGCCGGGAGGCCCTTTTGTCCTTTCAGCCGTCCCGGTTAGCCCCTTGATATTCTTCCAAACCTTTTAACCAAAACCAATGACCTTACGCGAACGGATCGTAGACGATATAAAAAATGTGTTTATGGATAATACACAATTTGCGGACGATTTTGTATTTAGCCGTACCGGGTTAACTATATCCGTTTTATTTGATAAAGAATTCATTGTTATTATAGAAGACGTGGAGAGCGCGGCCCCGGCAGTAACGGCGGCAGATAGTGACATAGTGGGTATTAGACATGGGGACACGTTAACGGAAGTCAGTACAAGCATAGTATACAACGTGGTAGGAATTCAACCAGACGGAACCGGGATTACATTAGTTATACTTTCACAGGATTAAATATTATGGTAATGAGTAAAGCGGACATAGAGAAGGAAAAAAGATTAGACAGAGTGAAAACCGTTGCCGGGCAATTTGCCGATTTAATCATAAAAAGACATATAGAGTGGCGAAAATCCGGGGTAGACTATGACGCGGAAAGTTTATTAAAAGGGACACCATACGAGGGGGTAGTAATTGCAAGCGGTACCACCGTTGTTTACATTGACGGCCCCCACCAATACGTATGGTTATATATACCGAGGGATGGGGACGAAACGGCCAATTTAAAAGAGTTTTCCGGTTTTATTTAAGGAACCAAGACAATGAAAAAAAATAAATTAATGTTATTCGTTTTATCGGTAATATTTACGTTGGGTATTTATTGCCAACAGGCGTATAGTTTACCACCGTACGTACCACAGCAAACCGCATTTGGTGAAGACATAGCGGCCCAATTAATGCCACAATTTCAAGGGAGTTTTGAGTATACCGTATCCAATACAGATTTAAACACCAATACCACGGCCAACGGCGGAACGGTTACACAGGCGGACGCAATGGCCGTATGTACTACCACCACCACCACGGCAAGTACCGCCATGTTGCAAAGTCAGCAACACGCAAAATACAAAGCCGGGTTAGGTGGATTACTAAGGTTTACCGGGTTATTTACAACACCGGTAGCCGGTACAGAACAGTTAATAGGGATCGTTGACGGAAACGGTGGTAGTGCGGCGTTTAATAACGGTTTTATGTTTGGATATATTGGTACCACGTTTGGTATACATAGATTCGCAAATGATGTATTAACCACCGTAACACAAGCCAATTGGAATATAGATACAATGGGGGCCGGGGAATTAAACCCGTCCGGGATGGATTTAACCCATACCAATTTAAATAACTATCAAATACGTTTCCAGTATTTGGGCGCGGGTGCGATCCGGTTTTATATTGAAGATGATTTAACGGGGGATTTTCAATTAGTCCATAGGATTAACTATACCAATAACAATACCACCCCTTCAGTATATAACCCGAATTTTCACCACACTATGTGGGTGGACAATGGGGCCACGGTATCCAATATTATTTTAAAAGGTGCGAGTTATGCGTATTTCATAGAAGGCCAAACGACATTTATAGAGTTACACCAACCGCATAACGCCACCGGATTAAAAGAAAAAACCGGCGTTACTACGGAAGTGGCAATAGTAACAATTAGAAATAAAACTACTTACGCGACAAAGGATAATTTTATAGATATATTTCTACATGGTGTTTCTGTATCCGTGGAAGCGTCCGCCGCTAATAATTTGGCCAATTTAAGGTTAATTAAAAACGCCACGTTAGGGGGTACCCCATCATGGACAAGTATAAACGCGACTAATTCCGTTATAGAATTTGACGTAGCCGGGACAACCGTAACCGGTGGAAAAGATTTATACCCAATACCATTGGCCGGTAAAAATGACAAAGAAATACAAGACGTAAGCCTATACCGGATTATATTAGGGCCGGGCGAATCGTTGACCATTGCCGGTTCAAGTGAAAACAGCGCGGCATTGAGAGCCGGTTTTATATGGCATGAATTATTTTAAAAGGATAAAACATTATGATTAAAACGGTATTTGTCACGATCCACGGCCAAGAATCCATAGGTAAGAAAATGGCCGATTTAAATTATAATCTAAGTCAGGAAGATTATATAGAGGATTGTACGTTTATTAATTTGAGATATACGAAGTTATGGACGGTGGTAAATACTCTTCCGTGGGCGCGTTCGATGACGGCCAAATACATAGCGGCCCGCCTTGAAACGATCAAGTTAAAGTATCCCGGCGCGCGTATAATCGTTATAGCCCATTCCAACGGTACACGGGCCACGCGTATAGCAATGGATATGAGGTTAAAGCCAAAGAAGAAATGGCCACAATTTAAAATAGATAATTTAATTTTATTAGGGTGTCCGATTAAGAGGAATTACCAATGGAGCCGCCACCCGGATACCACGGTATGTAATTTCGTTTCGTCTAACGATATGGTGGTATGGGCGGCCCGTTTCTATGGTATGGGTACCGCCGGGCGATCCGGCTTTAAGTATCAAGGCCAAAACCTACAGCAATTTTACGTTAAGTGGGGCCACAGTGGATTTATGGCCCATTACGGTATTATTTCAAATTACGTACGATCCATTATGAGGGGATAACATTGGAAGACAAAAAAGAGACAGTAAAAGAGAAGGCAAAGAAGACCGGCAAAAATGCAGTAATGAGCGTTAAACGTATGTCCGTAATACTTTGGTGTGTTACTGCCATTGTTTTAATTGTGTGGCTTAATCTGTTTTACGCGCAAGTCACGGAAGAGGGGTGTACATTACAGATACCCCAATACATTACAGTTACCGCTATGTCATTAATCGCGGCTATGGGCGGCGTGGACGTGTGGAAAAACCGGCCAAAGGCCCCGTAGCGATCCGGGCCGGGTAGGTGGTTTATTAATACTTGATTTTTCACCATTATTACTACAATTGGGGGTATATTATGACAAGACGAAAAGAGAAAAGTTTAATAACGGCGGCGTGTTTATCTATTATCGCGGTTATCGTATTATTTGGCCTTTTAGGTTGCGGGGCCTTCCGGGATATGCCAACGGAAACCAAAGTGGTTATGAGCTATGAAGGTATGGGGGCCGTACTGCAAACGTCTAAACCGATCCTACAGGCATTTTGCCAAGATGGTACCATAAACCCGGCGGATTGTATCGAGGCCCGTAAGGCGTACAATGAGGCCGTAAGTATATACAAATTTTTGGGGGATATAGCGTTAGTGGCCATTGACACCGGGAATGATTCTAGTTATCAAATGATGACGACCCGTTTAATGGATTTATTAGTCAAAATTCAAGGATATACAGGGGATCATTAAATTATGGATTTATCAACACTAATACCGGTAATCGGTCAGTTATTAACATTGGGTTTCAAGTTGGCCGCGATTGTGGACAAAGCGGATAACATAACCCCGGAAGACAAAGTAGCATTAAAGGAAGCGATTAAGACCGCGCAGGACGGCGTAACATATTGGACAGACGAAGCAACAGACGGCCCGGTATCAGAGCCCGGCCCGGTACCTTCTAACGATTAAACATTTAATATAGGTGGTTTGACATGGCAACGAGTGTACGGCGGCTTATAGTGGCCGCTATTGTAACCCAATTGAAGACCATAACGATAGGTAATGGGTATAATACAGAAATTGGTACAAGTGTGGTGGATTGGAGCATAGGCACCATAGACCAAGCGGATTTACCACAGATTGAAGTTAAAGACCCTTCCGAGGTTTCAGAACGCCGGGGGACGTTAGATTATGCCGAACTACAAATAGAGATTGTGGGCCGGATCGTGGACACGTTGGATAACGCCCGGAACCTTTTAACCGATATAACCGAGGCCATGAAAGTTGGCCCGGCGTATCCAAGTAATGTTTATTTATCTACATTAATAGAAAAACCGGAACTATTACCGGACGAAAAGGATAAACACGCCGTAAAAGTTACGTTAGCGTATGAAGTAAAATACAGGGAATAAAAATTTTAACCTTTGGAATAAGGAGCGCAAAAAATGAGTACCACAGACATATTAATAGGTGGCGGAAGAATCTTTTTTAATGACGGGGGCCAAGACGGGTTAGCCGGTAACGGGTTACTTGATTTGGGAAACATCCCGGCGGTAGCAATTCAAAAAGTAATTACAGAAATTGAACATTTTGGCTTTAATGCTACCGCGCGTTCCCGCCAAAAGGATTTAAATATTGTTACTGATATTGGTATGAGTTTGTCTTTTACGGTGGATGAACTTTTTGCCGAAATGTGGAATATCCTTTTATTTGGTAATGGTACAACCACGCAGACCCAAACAGGCGATACCATTACGGACGAATTGACAAACGCCCCGGTATTGTTGGATCGTTCGATATTTACGGCGGAATCTAATATTTCCGCGTTAACTATTGACGGTTCCGGCGGTACTCCCACGTATGACGTGACGGACGACTATATATTAGTTAACCCCATTACCGGAGAAATTAAGATAGTGGACGGCGGAGCAATAACAACCGGTTTGGCCCTTGAATTAAATTACACGTCCGCCGCAAGAGTCAGGGAAAAAGTTGTACCCGGTGCGGACGCAAGCGTAAAGGGTTCCGCCCGTCTTGAATTCACCGCCCAAAATGGTGACGATTTAACATGGATTATACAGAATTGCGAAGTTAAACCGGATGGGGATAGCCCATTATCAAGTACGGAAGCGTCCGAAGTTTCCGTAATCCTTAATATCCTAGTGGACAAGGTAGTAAACACCGCCCAACCGTTTGGCGAAGTGTTACACGGATAATCATAGTTAGCCGCGCCCCCTTTGTTAACTTCTACCGGTTGACATGGGGGGCAATTTTACAGGGGCCTAAATGGATAAAGAACCAGAGCCGAAACCAGACGAAGAGAAACCGCCGGAAGATTCCAAACGCGAAGACGTGGAATTTTTTGACGAATACCCCATACTTATTAACATGGACGAATATAACGAGAGTAGGCCCGAAGCCGACCAGATAGAAAGTTATACTATTTTCATGCGTCCGTTGATAGTGGAAGAGTTACAGATATTAAACCGGGTTACACATTTACAGGAAAAAAACCAAGAGAGTGAGCAAGCGGCGTTAATGCTAGTTAGTTTGATGGTGGACACGTTGGACGTAACGGCGGAGGAAGTACCCGTAGAGGCCACAAGCGGTTTAGTGGCCAAGATGATAGAGTACAATTTCCCCCCGGATATGACAGGCCCGGACAAAGAAGTAAAAAAGAAGTCTACCGGGAAAGATGGTTTAATAGATTGTTTTGATTTTCTTATAGCCAACGGCCATAGTTATAGTGAGATATTGGGATACCCCGTACCCGTTTTTAATAATTTTATAGTTGTTATTGCCGAACGTTTAGGGATCAAGAAAAAACCGGAAGACGCGGCGGCGGCCTTTAGGAAATTAGGTTTACCAATTAATCCGAGGAAATAATAAATAATGGGAAAACGCGAAGCGGAAATAAATATAACGGGTAACACGAAAGACGCGCAAGCCAGTATAGAAGATTTGGAGCGATCCGCCAAAAAGTCTTTTAATCAAATGTCCGAGGATGCAAAGAAGGAAGCCAAAGAGGTAGAGGACGCGTTTAGAAAATCCGGGTTACGATCCGAGAGAGATATAAAAAAGTCTTCAGCCGAGGCCCGGAGGAATTACGAGAAAATTAAAAAGTCCGGTACCTCTTCCGCTAATGATATACGCCGAGCCCATGAAAAAATGACGGCGAAAATCAAGAGGAATAACAAAGAGTTGCGCGGCGCAAATAAAGGGTTAATAAATTCGTTTGCAAAGTTAAAAACAAAGATAGCCACCGTGGCCGTGGTATTGGCCGGGGCCTTTGGTGTTAAAGCCGTTGGGGAGGCTATCAAGTTTGAAGACGCGTTATTAGACCTACAAAAAGTTTTAAGCGATACAGACGGGGACGCGCAACAGTTTGTAGGGACGGCGGATCAATTGTCCGGGGTGTTTGGTGTTTCGTCCGCGACAATCTTACAAAGTGCGGCAGATTTTAAGCAAGCCGGATTTGATATTAACGAATCTTTCGACCTAACAAATAACGCGTTAAAATTAGTGGTTGCCAGTGAATTAGAATTAGCAGAGGCAAGCGAACTTGTAGTATTAACCCTTAATGGTTTCAAGGCCCCCGCGAGTGAGGCGGCAAGGTTAACCAACATATTAAACGCCACGTCCACTAAGTACGCCACCAACGTTACACAATTGGGGTTAGGTATGCGGGACATAGCGGGTATAGCTAAGAAAATGGGTTTCACGTTTGAAGAAACCGCCGGGTTATTGGTTCCGGTTATCGAGGTTTTTGGTTCCGGTACTGAAGCGGCGCAAGCGTTGAAAAGTGGATTGTTAAAATTAATCAGTACGCAAAAACCCGTTGTAGATGAATTAACCCGGTTAGGTATACACCAAAGAGAATTAAACGAATTAACCGGGGAATACACCGGGAAGTTACGAAGCGGTAAAGATATTTTGTTAGACGTGTCCAAAGCATTTCAAACGATGGACGAAAACCAAAAGATAGCCACCACCGGTATTTTAGCCGGGATACTTCAGGCCGGTAAAATGTCCGAGGTTTTTGACGGTATGGGCCTATCCGTGGAAGTAACAAACAACGCGTTAACAGATACCGACAGTATTAACAAAGAAGTTGCCACCCGGTTAAGTGCGACAAGTACACAAGTAGACCGTTTAAAAGTTGCGTTTAATAATATGGCCCGTGAAATTGGTACCGAGGCGTTACCATTAATAAAAGGTGCCGTAGATGTATTAATACCATTCTTTAAAGATTTGGGGACGTTGGGAGTACGCAGTATATTAGAAATACAAAAAGCGTGGGTAGGTATGTCCATTATTATAGATGATTCCATAATAGGTATTGCCAAAGTTTTGGATTTTCTAGGATTGACAAGCGGGGCCACCGACACCATAGCCACCGATAGGGAGCAGTTAGCCAATAAGTTAGTGGCGATAGACCAAAGGTTATTTGATACGTCAAAGGGCCAAAGAGAAAAGGCCAAACTAGCGGAAGAGGCATTAGCAGAGGCCAAGCGGTTAGAGATAGAAGCCACGAAAGCGCAAGTAGCGGCGGCGGACGCGAGGAAAGCCAAACTAGCGGAAGAAAATTCCGCCATGTTAATGGTACTCGAAACACTAACGAAGATTGGAAGCGCGAGGGCGGCGGCGGCAAGGCAAGCCAAACAGGACGCGGCAGATTTTGCGGCCATAACATTTGTAGGCCCCCCAACACGTCCCGGATTTAACACAGGCGGACAGATACCGGGGTATGGCGGTGGTGATACGGTTCCAATCATGGCAGAGCGAGGGGAACACGTTATACGTAAAGAGTCCGTAAAGAAAATTGGACGAAGCGCGGCGCAAGCATTTAACCGGGGAGATATTGCCGGTTTGATAAAATCCCTTCCACGTCAACATTTAAAAGAAGGCGGAGAGGTAGGGAGCGCGGACGGTGCCACGAATGTTAATTTAATTATGGGGGAAAAATCTTTCCCGGTAACAGCCAATAAAAGTGTAGCGGAAGAGTTTATAGCGGAAATTAAAACTATTAATACGGTACGTGGCCGAAAGAAACAAATATATTAAAAGGGGTTTGATAAATGGCAAATGAGGAAATAAAATTATTAGAGTTTGAGCCAATCGGATCGTTTGCATTAGGTAATAAAATAATGTACTTTGAAGACGCGCCCGGCGGAATGTCCTACAGTATGGAACATTTAAACCCGGTGAACGGTAGACGTACGCAAGATGGAACATTAATTACACAGACTATCCGGTATAACAAAAAGGTTATTAGTTTAACCATATCCTTTTATGATAATACCGTACGTACTTATTTTGAGAGTTTATACGCGTCCGGGTTTCGAGTTACATTTACAATATGGACGGAGAATCCGACAACGTACGCAGAAGAAACGGAGTTTACCGGGATAGTACAAATTTTAAATTTGGGAGAGGATAACGACCAATCGGGCAATATCCGAACCTTAAATATGACATTAGCGGAGGCGTAAAAAAATGGCCGGAAAACTGGTAAAAGAAGGACAAACAAATATTTTAACGTGGTACTTTCCAAATATCCAAACATCCCGCCCGGTTGATTCCCTTTGGTTGGGGTTATACACGGACACGGTGGAACCACCAATAACCGCGACATTATCCGCCGGAATAACGGAACTAGGTTTAGCCGGGTACGCGCGTATCCAGTTACTTGACGCGGATTGGACGGTAACAGTGGATCAAGCCGACAATGTATTAAAGACATTTACCGCCGCCGTGGATTGGGGTAACGTGTATGGTTCTTTTATTACTGATTTGGTATCCGGCGTTGGTACACTAATAGCCGTAAAACATTTTACAAACGGGCCTTTTAATGTGTTGAATGGTAAAACCATCGACATTACCCCGGCGATGTTAATAGTATAATAAATTTATAGTATAATTTTTTTAATAAGGAGGGTTTTAAAATGTCAAGTTATACCGTAGCCGTACCGGACATTATAGCCGGAGCCGATCCACAAACGTTACTTAATATTTTTTCCGTAGCGGGTGTGTCCCGTGGTAAGATTGGAAATATAATTATTTCCAGTGGTGCAACCCCGGACGACCAAGCCAACAATTTTGAGGTTAAACGAACTACAGGCGTGGGTACAGAGGCGGGCGGACAAACCCCGGTACCTTTAGACCCGGATACAAAGCCTTCAGCGTTTGACGCGGGATATGGCCACAGTGTGGAGCCTACAGAAACGGCAAGTAGTGAGCTATTGGCGTTATCGCTTAATCAAAGAGCGTCTATATCATGGTTAGCTAATCCGGGTTCAGAGTTGATAATGCCCGCGACTACTAACAATGGTATTAGTGTTGTAAGGCGATCAAGTACCGGCCTATATGTGGTTGATTGTACCGTAATATTTGAAGAGTAATTTTTATTATGAAAGGATAAAATTACTATGGGAACATTAGCGAAAAAAGAAGATGGTATATTAATTGTTAACGGTGCCGTGGTGGCGACAACTAAACAGTGTTGTCATTGCGGCAACCATTTTGTTATGATAAAGGGTAGTGGTAAAAAACGTGGTTGGTGTATGAAGTGTCACGCGATAACATGCGGGGCGTTAGAGTGTTGCAAATGCGTCCCATTTGAAAAGAAATTAGAAGATTACGAGGCCGGTAAAATATCGGTATTATAATAAATGACGATAGACGCGAATACACATTTACTACTAGACTTTAACGGTGGGGACGGTTCCACCGTATTTACAGACACCGGGGTAAATGCGTTAAGCCCTATCACAGTATCCGGGGACGCGCAACAATCCAACGCCCAATTTAAATTTGATTCCGGTACGTCCTATCTTTCGGACGGTTCCGTAGACCAAATAGAAGTCCCTAACCATTCATCCTTTGGATTTTTAACCAATCACAACCAACCATTTACGTGGGATTTTTGGGTATACTTCAACAGCGTTACCGGTAACAAAGGATTTGTAGGACAGGACAACGGGTTAAACCATTCGTGGGGTATATACTTTTGGGACGGCGCGCACCGGTTAGGATTTTACGGGCGTAAGAGTTTCCAAAATCAAAATTGGGACATAGCGTTTAACCCGTCTACCGGCGGTTGGTACCATATAGCCGTTACCCGTGACGCGGGCGGTAATAGAGGTATGGCCATAGATGGTACCTTTGGGACGTTAATAACAAACACACAACAAAGCCAATGGAGTAGTGCCATTACTTCAGATTTGTTGGTAGGGTATACAAACGTCAGTAGTTTTAACGCCCGGATGAATGGACACCTAGAGGAAATGAGGTTTTCCGATGTTGATAGATACGGCCTTGTAGATTTCACGCCGGAGACTATACCATACGGAGAGGAACCACCACCACCGCCCCCGGAAACATTCCCGGTAGATAAATACCACGTACAGGGCCAACCCATAAAGAGGCGTAAACCGCTAACCAATCCGGGGGATTTTTTCGTACCGGGCCTTCATTTACCGGTACCAATCAAAATGGACAAGTGGCAGAATTTAAGCCAACCACCGGCCCGGCGTAAAAAGGTTAACCCGGCCAACGTGGGCCAATATGTATTTGTGGATTTCACGGTACCGGTATTGCCAACGATATTTATAGACCGATGGTTAAACCCGCATTTTCCACGCAAGCCAAAAACACCGAGGGTATTACCCGCCGCGTTTGCGTCTTCAGACATTGCGGCCCTTAATCCAATCAATGGTAATTATTTCGATTCCGGGGTAATCAGTTTTGAAATTACGCTAGAACATGCGGACAGCCAAACATATAAGGATAGTGGCGTTATCGGCCTAACCGTTACGGCAGTACATACCGAGGTTTTCCAATTAGAGGATACCGGGGTATTTGGTTTTACTATTAAGTACCCGGAACAAGGCGTGGAGGCGTTCAACAGTGGGGTACCGGGTTTTGTATCGGCCAACGTTATTATAGATGGTGTGAACCGTTCCAATTTTTGTCAGGGTACCATTAGTGTAACCAGAGAAGACAACGCCGCCGCAAGGTTTCAAGTAAATTTAGACGAAGACCCGGACGCGGGAGCCCCACCAAAGCCAATAGAATTTATTAATAAAATTATTACTATTAATTTTGCCGCCGCCGGTATGGACGGTGTGGTATCTGATTATATACCAATTTTTGTAGGGATCATAAAACAAGTATCTTTTAACGAAGACCTACGCACATTAGTATTGGCCGGGTATGATTATAGCGGTATCCACCAAACACGCGGGGAATATATTTCCGAAAACATAACCGATATTTTAACCGGTTCCATAGGGGCCGGGAGTGCCGGAACATTAAGTACGGGCCATAATCCTATATGGGGCGTGGTGTGGCATGGATCGAACGCAGTAAAAGACGGCCAAGATTATTTTGTAGATACCAAAAATGGCCAAATAGTTGTACCCGTATCGTCCCGGATACTACAGTTTCCCGGACATTTTACATATAATTACGCCAATAACTTTAACACCATGAAAGATATTATACAGGCCATAGTAAGCGAAAAAAATTGGACGTTACAGGAAGACGGCGTAACGATTGCGGATTATACT